GATTAAAAAATCAAAATCAGACATTAACAAGAACGGTAAAATAGAAGGTTGGGAAGCAGCTAGATCTAGAGCTATTTCTAAATCTATATCTAAAAAGAAACCTACTCAAAAAGTTATTAAAGCTAGCAAAGGTACACACGTTACTAAAGAAGGTAAAACAGCTAAAAAAGGTTTGTGGTATAACATTGCTATGAAGAAAAAACGTGGGGAAAAAATGCGTAAGAAAGGTGCTAAAGGTGCGCCAACTGCAGCTGCTATTAAAAATAGTCAAGCTTAATAATGCCTTTTAAATCAGAAAAACAACGTAGATATTTATTTGCCAATGAGCCTAAAATAGCTAAAGAGTGGACTGAAAAATACGGTTCTAAAACTGTTAAAAAATCATCTGGTGGTTTTACAGTAGTTAGACCAAGAGGTTTTAATTTAATGTTACCTAATAGAAGACCAACTACTAAAATTTATGGCTGAAAAAAAGAAAAAGTCACCCGCATGGACACGGAAAGCAGGTAAATCAGAATCTGGTGGTTTAAATGCTGCAGGTCGTGCTAGTTATAAAAAAGGAACACTAAAAGCTCCTACTAAGTCTAAGACTAGTGGTAGACGTAAATCATTTTGTGCTAGAATGTCTGGTATGAAGAAAAAACTAACAAGTGCAAAAACCGCTAAAGACCCTAATTCTAGAATTAATAAGTCATTGCGCAAATGGGACTGTTAGTATAAAACAACTTTAAGGAGATAACTATGGTTGGAAAAATAATGTCTAAACCCGAAAAAAGAAAAACACCGGGTAAGAAAGCGATGACTACTACTTATAAAAAAGGTGGAGCAGTTAAGAAAAACATGGGTGGATCTATGGGTCAAGGTTATAATGCTAGACTAGATGAATCTATGGGAGCAAGAAATCCTGGAGCAACTGGTTCTATGGCTGGTAGAAGAGCCATGAGTAAAGGTATGGAAAAATCTATGGGCAAAGGTGCTTATTCTGGAGCTAAAACTATGGCTGCTAGAGGTGGTGCAATTAAAAAAGCAAAAGGTGGAACAGCTAGAAAGAAGTAGTTCATGGAAGACGTAACCGCTATTTATTTAATCTTAAAAAAGATTAGAGCGCGCAAAGAAAATTTAAAAGATGTTATAGCAGCAGGGTTGCCAAATATGGACACCTATGCTAAAGCAGTTGGTGAGTATAAAGCTTACCAAATAATAGAACAGGAAATACAAGACCTGCAGAAAGATGAGGATAATGATGACAGAACCAGCAAAGGAACTGCCTAAGCGTGTATTCGCTTTAGAAGAAAAAGATTTAGCTATAGAAGCTGATGAAAATAATAAAAAAGCAGAAAAAAAAGAAAATCGTTTTCTTAAAAAACTGCAAGAAGATGCTAAAAAAAGCATTGAACATTTACCTGACGAAAAAGTATTAGAACGTTTACCAAATCCTACAGGATGGCGTATGTTAGTTTTACCTTACAAAGGACAAGGTAAAACAAAAGGTGGTGTTATATTAACAGACAAACATGTAGAAGAACAAGGCTATGCAACAGTTACAGCTTTAGTTCTTAAAATGGGACCAGCTTGTTATAATGATGAGAAAAGATTTCCAGATGGACCGTGGTGCAAGAAAGGTGATTGGATTATATTTGGTCGCTATGCTGGCTCTAGGTTTGGAATAGAAGGTGGAGAAGTGAGAATACTAAATGATGACGAGATAATTGCTGTGGTAAAAGACCCAGAGGATATCTTGCAATATAAATAAACAGGAGTAAAATATGCCTGCAATACAAACGCAAGCCGAAGCTGACGAAAAGATGGTCGATCTTCCTTCTACTGGAGAATCTATAGATGTCGAAATAGATGATAAAGAAACCATTATTAATAAAGAAGAACCTGAAGCTGTAGAAACAGTTGTAAAAACTGAAGAAAAAACAGAAACTGCATCAGAAGGTGAAATGGAAGATTACGGGAAAAAAGTTCAATCCCGTATTGATAAATTAACAAAAAAATTACGTGAGGCAGAAAGAAGAGAACAAGCTGCTGTTGAATTTGCACAAGGTGTGCAAACTAAACAAACTGAACTAGAAAAACGTGCTCGACAATTAGATACAGGTTATGTAAATGAATTTGCTACACGTGTTGAATCTCAAACTGCTGAAGCTAAAAAGCAATTAAAAGATGCTATGGATTTAGGAGATATTGATGCACAAGTAGAAGCTCAACAAAAACTAGCTAGATTAGCAGTAGATTCTGATAGAGCTAAAAGAAGTATTGATCAAAGAGAAAGATTAAAAAAAGAAATGGAAGCACGTGGAGTTGATCCTGAACAACCTCAAATGCCTCAACAAAATCAACAGCCTCAACCTCAAGCTACAAGACCTGCTCCGCCAGATCCTAAAGCTGAAGAATGGGCTGAAAAGAATGAATGGTTTGGTAAAGATGAACCAATGACCTTGACTTCTTTCTCAATTCATCGTAAACTAATGGAAGAAGGATTTGACACTTCATCAGATGACTATTATAAAGAGATAGACATTCGTATGAAGGAAACATTTCCCCATAAGTTTGAACAACAAGTTTCGCCTACTCAAACAGTGGCTTCTGCAAATAGAAGCTCACCTGGAATAAGGCGCAAAGGCACTGTGAGACTCACACCCTCACAAGTAGCTATATCAAAAAAATTAGGTGTGCCGCTAAGCGAATATGCGAAATACGTGAAGGAGTAATGCATATGAATACAATTAAAAATAATAAGTTACCATCACGCGAGTCCGAAACCAGAGAGAAAACTTCTCGAAGGAAACCGTGGGCTCCACCATCACAATTAGACGCACCCCCTGCACCAGCTGGGTTTACTCATCGCTGGATAAGAGCCGAATCTGTAGGACAGATGGATCAAAAAAATGTATCCGCTAGACTACGTGAAGGATGGGAATTTGTTCGTGCAGACGAATATGATTCTAACATTTGGCCTCACATTGATTCAGGGACATATAAAGGTGTTATAGCTGTTGGAGGTTTAATGCTAGCAAGGATTCCTAATGAAACCGTGCAAGAACGTACTGCCTACTTTACTCAAAAGACTAAAGATAGGGATAACGCAATTGCTAACGATCCATTAAAGGACCAACATCCTAGTATGCCTGTTAGTAGTACTAGCAGGTCGCAAGTTAGTTTTGGCGGCAAGAAATCCTAAACAGATTTTTTTCTCCTTAATTAAAAAATTTACCGATCCCATGGTGGGTGAGGTATATCTTTAACTACAAGGAAAAATCATGGTAAATGTAAACGCACCATTCGGTTTAAGAGCTGTAGGCGAGTTAGGTAGTAACATCCAAAACGGTGGAACTACTGAGTACAATATCCTTCCTGGATTAGCAGGACAAATATATAAAGGTGACTTAGTACAAATACTTGCAGCCAATGGAACTATTCAACAATCAGTAGCAGGTAATGCTGACTGTGTTGGTGTTTTCAATGGTTGTTTTTATGACGACCCTACTACACAAAAACCAACTTGGTCAAACTACTACCCTGGCGGAATTACTCCAACAGGTGGTGGATTAATCAAAGCATTTGTCTACGACGATCCAAATAAGTTATTCGAAATACAAGGCAGCGCAATTTTAGCTAAAACCGCAGCTGTTGGAAAGAATACTGATATTGTACTAACTCAAGGAAACACCATTAATGGTCAATCTGCGAGTCAAATGAATACAGCTTTTCCACCGGCAGCAGCATCAGCTCAATTACGTATCATTGGTATCTCAACAGACCCAGAAAACAGTGACGACTTAACGGCAAACTGTAACTGGATTGTTAGAATCAATGAGCATGTGTATTCTCGAGCAACTGGCGTATAACCTAAAGGAGATTGAACAATGGTAATTTCAAGAATGCAATTGGTCAAAGAACTCGAACCAGGCTTAAACGCACTATTTGGCTTAGAGTATGACCGATACGAAAATCAAGACAAAGAAATATTCGATACAGAATCATCTGATCGTGCTTTCG